ATGGCGAGGCCTCCTGCCAGCCGGCCTAGTTCATCGCAGGCGGGCGCTCCGCACTCGCTGCCTGAGGGAAATCCTCCCGGCATGGGGTTGTTCGATCACAGCTGGACCCTTCAAGCTGTGATGGAGATGCAGAAATCCATCGGCGAAATGAGCGGCAAGCTGGATCGGCTTCACACCGATATCGATCGACTGGGCACCAGGATTGAGGCAAACTGCGACAGCGTCGATAAGCTGAAGCACTGGCAATCGCTGGTGACCGGTGGCGCGATCGTCGTCGGCGTCCTCGTCGCTGCTGTTTGGTCAATCATCACGTTCGTCCCATGGAATCGCGTCCATTTCGACTCGGCGCCGACTGCCGAGGGCAGCCGCGCATCGTCAGACGTGAGATCGGAGTAGCGCGGTCACTCCTCGTCCGAGGACTTTGCGTTTTCTGCGGGTTGGTCGGCTGGGCCCGGTGCTGCGGGTGCGGCCTTCCTATACGCCGCGATGGCCAGCTCGAAGCCTTCGTCGCGGCCGTGATCATATTCCGTGCAGTCGGCGCCGCTGCAGAACCATTCCTTGCGAGCGGCCTCTATGGCGCGGAGGCCCTCCGCCCCACCGCCGGAAGCGCCTCGGAGGGCTTCGATGATGGCCGTGATCGCGTTCGAAGCGCTTACAGCGGCCTCATCCTCCGGGCTATTGCGGCGGATACGATTTGCAACGGCGGTAGCGCCATGCTCATCGAATACGCCGGCCAGCAACTCCCGCGCCCGCGCCTGCTCATCCCTGGACATCGATCTTCTCCATGAGGTGATTGCGGAGGGCGAGGCCGAGGCGGGAAAGGTTGTCGTGCGCATCGAGCAACCCTAGGCGGCGCATTGCATTGTAAACCGGCCAGTAGCCGCGCCCGCCGTAGGGATTTCCGCGCAATAGCCATCGACGCTGAGCCGCCGTCAACCGGCCCACGATCGCCGCAACGTCGGACGCCTTCTCTTCGCTCATTGGTCGGCTCCGGTGGTACAGCGATAGGGGTTGTTCGCTCGGTCCCAATCTTCATCGGCCGCAATTTCTGCGAGTTCTTTCGAGCGAAGCGACGGACAATGTGACGGCCACGCATAAGCGCCGAGGTACCGCTTAAGATGCTCGAATTGGCCATCGGTTTTCACGCCGGTGCTCTCGTAGCGTTCACCTAAGCCGATTTCTTCTCCGCAGCGGTCACACCGATGGGGCCTGCGGGCCGTCGGCTTGCGATCCCACAGAACAATGATCTCGGGGGCATCGTCGGGCGCATAGCCATGCTCGTAGCCCATCACTCGCCGCCCTTCGCGCTCTGGCGGATGGCTGCGAGGATAAGTTCCGCCTTCTCTCGGGCCACCTTTTTTCGAGCAGGAGCGATATGCGAGTGAACCCATCCCCGCCATGCTACGGGATCGATTATCTTGGCGATCTGCTCCACCGTCTCCGCTGCCGCCGGTTGTGGGGTGGATGCGAGGGCGATACGTGCGATGTTGAGTGCTTTGTTGTGCTTGTCGACTAGTTCGACCACGAAATCGTCATGGCTCTGCCCGAGAAGCGGGAAGTGGATGATGTCGCCGACCTGATCGCCGATTATCTCGCGGAGCGCATCCCCCATCACCTTCGCCGCTTGGGTGTCGAAGCGGGCGAAGGCTTGGACGAAGGTATGATCGTCCACGCGCCCGAGCCGCATCGCCACAGCATAATGCGCATCGGCAGGGTGGGCGTGTTGCTGTTCGTGAAGTGCCGCCGCAGCATCCCTGTGCCGCTGCTCCACGACGATCTCCGTCGCGCGGGTGGGGTCGGTGGTCATGATTCCTCCTTTCCATCGGCCTCGCCGGCCGTGATCAGCGCGACATGCTCGCGGCGCTTGACCGCGATCGCGCGCGCCTTGGCGACGTTGGCCTTGTTGTAGATCAGCGTCGTGTCGACCTTCGTGTGGCCGGAGACGGCGCGCGAATCCTGCACGTCGGCGTCGCCGATCTCGGTCAGGCCGCCATGCCGGAAGCTGGTGAACCGCAGGTCGGCCGGGAGCCCGGCCTTCTTCCTGATCCGCGCATGGATCTTGTAGAGATAGTCGAGCGGGTACGGCTGGCCGTCCAGCTCGCGCCGCACGATCATCTCGCCCCGCGCGCCCGTCCTGGGCATCCGCCCGAGCTCGTCCTCCAGCTCGGGATAGAGCCGCACCGTCTCGCGGCGCACACCCTCCCCCTCGCCTTCGGGCACCTCCACCTCAGCCGTCAGCGGCAGGGTGATCAGCTTGCCGGTCTTCGACTGGATCAGCGTGATCTCCTCGCCGCGCCGGTAGTTCGTCCAGAAGACGCCGCGCGTGACGCGGTCGTCGGGGTCCTCGATGCCGAAGACGTCCCAGACGCGCTGACAGCCCTCGAAGCTGAGCGCCGCGGCCGTCGCCATGCTCTGATAGCCCAGCTCGCGCGCGGCGGCGCGATAGCGGTCATATTCGCCCCGCGTGGCGGCGCGGTTGCCCTTGCCGGTGCCGCTGCTGGCGGTGATGCCCATGCCGGCGAACGGGTTCGTCGAGACGCCGGTGATCTTCGCATAGCCGGGGCGGCTGGCGTGGTTCCAGATGAGCCGGGCGACCTGCATCATGTACGAGCCTTGCCGCTCGCCGTGCTTGGTCTTCGCCTTGTGATAGAGCGCGTCGGCCGCCGGCCCGTCGACCGCGCCCGCGCGGCGGGTGCCGAAGACGCCGGCCCTCATCTCGATCGCCTCCACGGCGTCCATGCATTCCCAATAGCCCTTGCGCGTCTTGTGGCGCAGCTTCAGGAACTTCTCCTGTTCGCGATACCAGCGGAACAGCCAGCGGACGGAGCCGGGGACGATCTTCGTGACCTTGCCGACGCGCCATTCCTTGAACGCCTCGTTCAGCGCATTGGCCCTGGTGATTGCCTCGGCCAGGTCCTCGCCGAGCGCGGTCGATTCGACGGGGCAGGTCTTGCCGTGCCGCACCGCGAGGCGGCGCTTCTGCTCGCTGCGCGACTGCGCATGCTTCGGGTCGGCCCAGGCGGGCCGGTTCCAGAAATAGGCGATGCGCCCGCCGGCGAGCCTCTTCTTGAGCACATAGGCGGGGAGCCGGGCGTCAGCCAAAGTCCATGTCCTCGTCGGAGCCGGCCGTGAACATTTCCTCGAGCGCGGCCTTCAGGTCGGGGCGATAGTAGAGGCGCCGCCCGTTCGGGCCGCGCGTCGAGGTTCGCACCTTGCGCAGGCGGACCCATGCCTTCAGCTCGGTCTCGGCAACGCCGGTGAAGGCGAGCGCCTCGTCGTGGTCGAGGCCGTCGGGCCAATCGGGCAATTTCTCAATCGGCAGGCCCATCGGGGCGCCTCCATGGCTGGGGCTGACGCGAATAAGGGAGCATGAGCGGATGGCAGGGATGGCCGTCCTTCGCTGGCTCGCCGAGCGACATCGGCTCAGTGTGCATTGCCCGCGCGAGCCGATCGACCTCGCGCCACCGATCGCGAAGGCGGCTGGGGAGCTTGGACGTGGGCCCCCACGCAAAAATGACGCGATCGGCATCGAGGAATATCTCGGCGAGCCGATAGCCATTATCGTGTCCGATGGGGTCCGGCGCAGTGGCGAGAGCGCGCACGTCCGTCGATCGGAAGGCAAAGAGATTACCGACGATCAGGCGGCCCCAGCCATGCCGCGCACCGAAGCCGCGCAGCTTGCGGATGGTCGCGTCGTCATTCTCGGCGTCAGCCGTCGACGGATTGACCATGATGATGGCCGTGGCACCGTGACCTGGCCCGTCGCGATCGAGGCGGTAGCGATACTGGCCGCATGGCGAGATGATCGCCGCCGACCGCTCGAACAGGTCACCGACGGCCACGGCTGGCCTCCTTCAGTCGGTTGAGGTGGAAGCGGACGGCTTCGGCCGGCGTCGGCGGCACGAACCAGGGATGGCGGAGCCAGCGGGGCACGGGCGCCTTACTCCCCGCAGCCGCGGCCGACGATTTCGCCATGCTCGCCCGCGGTGAAGTCCTGCCAGTGCACCCAGCCCTTGCCGCCAGCGCACCAGAAGCCCCACTCCTTCAGCTTCGGGCCGGTCATGAACAGGCTGATGGCGCGCCCGCCCTCGGGGACGATCAGGCGGTGCGTGTCGTGCGGCCAGCGCGAGGTGATGTCGCCCGCCGTGCGCTGCACGCGGCGCTCCTCCTCCCACGGCCGTTCGGCGTGATAGATGACCTCCTCGTAACCGCCCTCGATCAGATAGGACGTGTTCGCCCAGGGGTGATCGTGGCCGGCGCGGTCCTCGTCACTGCGCAGGATCTCATGGAGATAGACGTTGCAGCCCAGGCTGCGCGGCACGATCCACCAGCGACGGAGATAGGGGTTGTCCGGGTCGCCGATGACGAAGTCGGGCGCCCGCTGCATCCGCGCGCGAGCCCAGACCTGCATCTCCTCGATGCTCGCATAATCGATCTTCATCGCGTTTCCCCTTTCGGCTGGGCCGCAGCCCTTTCCTTCGCCATCCACGCCGCGACGCGCGGCCAAGCGGCTTCGATCTCGCGCCAGAAGGGCCAGCGGCCCGTCTTGACCTTGAACCGGCCCGGCCAGTGCTGGGCGTTCTCGAACTCGGGGACCTTGACCGCCTCGATCGCGGCGCGGTCGTCGAAGTAGGACAGTGCCGCCTCGGGCAGGGGCAGGCCGCTACCGCTTCCGGTATGGAAAGCACCCTTGCCGTTCGGCAGCGCCATCGGCTCGGGCAGCTCGACCGGCTCGTAGCCGAAGCGACCCAGTTCGACGGATGTGCGCCCCTTGACGCTGGCCAGGCCATAGCGGCGCAGCACGATCATGTCGGAGGGCGGGAACGCCTCGGCGAGCGCCGCCGCAAGCGTGTCGGCCAGCGCGGCGTCGCGCTCGGGCGTCAGGATCGACGCACGGTGCGCGACGAACGCGGCGCGGATGATCCGGGCGAGCAGCTTCGGATCGGTCGACACGCGATAGCCGGTGCGCGGATCGGGGATCGGCACGCCGGCGGGGCCGACCGTGTCGGGATAGCGCCGCCCCGCGCGCTCGTGACGGGCCTGATAGACCTCCTCGGCCATCTCGGTCGCTGTGCGGCGCGGCATGGCCGCGAAGTCGGCTCGGGAGATCGTCATGCGACGGCCCTCACAGCAGCCGCCCCTGCACCGGCGCCGCTTGCGAGCAGAGCGTCGAGAGCAATCCACGCATGGCCGAGAGCCAGGTGGTGAACCCCGTTACCGCAGAGCCGCAGTCGGTCCACCCGAGGGGCGAAGACATCAGATATTCGGCGAACCTCACGTTCAACTGCCGCCGTGGTCGGCGCGTCCAGGTCCCACGCCATCCCGCCGCGCCGCCCGACCGCTGCGACCACCGGCGGTAGACCGAGATTTCGGCGAGCAACGGCCCAGAGATCGATCCGTCCGAGGGCGGGTCGCAGAAGGGGATCGGCGTCAAGGATGTCGAGCCATCGTACATCGCTGGGTGCGGGGCATAGGATTGGAAGAGTTGCGCCACCTCGCCCAGATAGAGCGGCACCGTGTTCTGGTTCGCGTTCCGCTTCCGAAACGCCGCGCATTTCGCCAGCGTCTCCTCCGACCGTGGCCTGTCCACCGCGCAGGGCGTCGGCCACGCCTCCGCCTGCCAGTCGAGCATGTCGAGCCGGCTCTTGCCGTCCTTCCGCGTCACGGCCTGCCCCCCCCCCCCACGGTACATGCGGGCCGTGGGCGTCGCCCATGCCGTCGTCTGCGCCGGTGGCGGCATCCCGCCCGCGCCGAAGCTCTGGTTCGGGCCGCCCTTCTCCCCGTCCGTCGCCCGTGGCGTAGACCAGGTGGAAACGATCGTCCGAAGGTCGATACCCCCATCCCCATGGAGCCCCGCCCCATTGGTGTCCGAGGTCCGCACGGTCGGCCATGATGACGAGGCGCTCGCGGCGGTGGCTTGCCTCGACTTCCTCCGCGCTGAATATTCCTGCCGCAACGCGGCAACCCAATCCTTCCAGAAGCGGGACGATCGCCGCGAGCTGTCCGTCCGCATTCCCCGTGACGTTCTCTCGGAAGAGACGATGAGCCCCGCTTTCGTCGAAGACGCGCACGACCTGGTCGATAAGGAATCGCTCGTCGTCGGCGCCGAGCCCGCGTCCGGCGACGCTGTTGGGCTGGCAGGGATCGCCGGAAGTGACGAGATGAACGCGGCCACGGAACGGTCGAGCGTCGAAGGTTCCAAGGTCAGACCAGACAAGCGCCGGAGCCAGCTCTCCCGTTTCCATGCGCGCGACCAATGTCGCGGCGGCATAGGCTTCCCTCTCCACGTAAGCGACAGTGCGCGCTCGGGGTTCGGCAAGCTGCAGGGCGAGGTCGAGCCCGCCCGCGCCCGCGCAGATGCTGATGGCGTTGAGGCTGTCGGGACGTAGAGCCATGTCATGCCTCGATCCCGCGCAGCGCCTCGGACGCGGCGATCACCCTGTAGAAGGCAGCGACCGCTGGCGGCGGGGCATCGTCGCGGAGTGCGACCGCCACAGGGCCGTCTCGTCCGCCTACCATCTCGGCGTGCAGGTCGAGCCGCTGTCGTTGGGTCATATTGCGCCACTTGCTGATGATGAAGTCGCCGAACAGCAGCCCTCGCGGCGCCCCGCGCTGGGACGCGCCGATCGAGAACCCGGCGTCGCGGCAGGCCCGCTCCGCAGCGTACATGGCCGTGAAGTCGCCGGGCTGGTCGAACTTGGCGATAGGGTGCGCCATCAGCGGTCACCCCACGGCGCGTAGTAGGGCGGCAGCTCGCCGAGGTCGTCCCAATAGAAATAAATGTGGAGCGGCCAGCTCCAATAGACGAACATGCGTTCGGCCCAAGTCACCCGGTCCCAATCGGGCTCGCAGGCGTCGAAGACGGCCAGCGGGATCATCCCCGTCAGCCAGAAGGCGACCGCCGCGGCGAAGATGGTGACGGACATCAGGCGGCCCTCGCGATGTCGCGGAGTGGGCGGCGGCTCATCGAGAGCGTGAAGCCCAGCTCTTCCTCTTTCGAGGCATAGCGTTCGAACAGGGCCGGGTTGAGCCGCGCGGCCGTCCGCAGGTCGGCATCACTCGACATGATGCAGAAGCAACAGGACAGCCGCGTCATGCCGGCCTGGTAGGCCCAATGGGGTTTCTGCCCTGCCGCCGCGATCGCCGCGAAGACGTCGTCGGCGGTCCATGCGTGGATGGGGAGCCAGTCGTACCATTCCCGTCCCGCAACGCTGTTCTGGCGATTGAGCTGGAAGGTTTCGAGCTTGGCCCGTCCGGTGCTCTCCAGTGCCCGCATACCCATGCACATCACGACCAGCCCGCCGAACCGCGGGTTGGCCTTCAGATAGCGGCGCACCTCACGTTCGATCGGCCCCCGCTTCAGGTCCGAGGTGCATTGCCGGTTCTTCGGGCTGGGAAACATTTGCCGGTGATCGACCATCTCGAAGAAGGTCTTCGCGGCATAGGCGAGCACGATAGGGATGCCCGTCATGGTCGCCTCGATGTGCTCCACGACACCGTCCCACTCGACTTCCGGCAGCACGGCGTGGACGACCAGGATCTGATCGGCCGGCACGATCGACTGGACGACCAACGCCATCGCCTGGCTATCCTTGCCGGCGCTGTGGCTGACCACGAACAGCGCGCCGCGACGGGCAAGGTCCTCGACGGCGTGAAGATTAGAGACGGCAGCCATCACCCGCCCTCCCCGGTTGCCCCGCCGCCGAGGGGGATGGCGGCGGGGCGAGAGGCGACCTCATCAGCGCTGAAAGCGCCCGAGGTCAGGGGGGCTCGGTGGTCGGCGATCAGCATCGCCGCGAAGGCGACGTTCAGCGCGACGAAATAGAGCATGAACGCCATCCACAGCGCGTCCATGTACGGGTTGCGGAAGCCGACGGCCCACGGACGGAGCGCGCGGCGGATGCGCTGCCAGCGGCTGGGGCGGACGATCGGTGCGGCGCCGGAGCGCTCGGCTTGGAACTCGGCGAGCAGGCGGTCGCCGCGCTGCTGTGAACTTTCGGGATAGGAACCCATGATTGCCTCCGGCCGCATCGTGCGGCTGGAGGATCATTAGTGGGAAATATCACACCTCGTCAATACGAAAGTGGGAAATATCCCATGGTTCTTGAAATGTTCTCAGCACCGTGGATTCGTAGGGCTCGGAGGCGATTCGATGTCAGCAGGCTTTTATCACCTGAGGTTAGCGGGGGTTTCTCACTATCAGGAGGCGCTTGCCGGCTGCTCGGAAGGCGAACCAGTCCGCCTCTTCCATGAGCCGGATAATCCGCATGATCAGCTCGCGTTGCGTGTCGAAAGCCGCTGGGGCGAACTGATTGGATACGTGCCTCGTGTGAACTGGCTGCGCCGCGCGATCTTCCAGGACGGCCGCGGCGTTGCTGCGTCGATTGCTGGGATCGGGAGGGGTGCAGCAGGCTTTCTCGGGGCAGTGATCTCGGTTGCCATCACCGACGACGACATCGGCCTGCGGTCGTATTTCCCGGATCGAGAACCGCCTCCGCCGCCCCCAGGGGGATATCGCTTTTGGGTCGACGGCCCTAGCGCCGCAGAAGCTTGCGAGCGTAGCGCGGCATAACCGATACGATCGGCGTCGCCCACTCGATTTCGACATCTTCCATGTCCGCCGCGTTCAGCGAGCGAAGGGTTGCAAAGCCTGGCCGGGTGCCGCGGGAGAGCAATTTCAGGAAGGTCTCACCCGAAGACAGGCGGACAGCGCAGAACTCACCATAATATTCGTCTTTCACGCCGTCGTGCATGCGCGAGATGAACACGACATCGCCCGATGAATATCGCGGCAGCATCGAATCTCCGACAACCTCCAGCGCCTCCAACGGACCAGCCAGATACGGCGGGCGCGGCACAGTGTCGTCGCTCTCCACCTCCATATAGGCGATTGCTCCGCCCGCGCCGATCCGGCCGACCAAGGCGATCTCGTCATCGCCAATGAACCTACTCACCGGGATCTGAAGATAGTCCGCAAGCCGGACGAGCGTTCCGACCCGCGGATCGTTTACGCGTCCGTCCATGATGTCGCGCACGCCGGTCTCGCTTAGCCCGGCGGCGATGGCCAGCGGCTTTGCCTTGATCCCAACGCGGTCCATTTCGGCCTGGAGTTTCTGCCGAAGGGCTTCGATGTCTATGCGTGCAGCCATGTGGGATTTATCCCACGCGGGTTGCGGCTGCCGATAGGGGTGAAGTTTCCCACCTTGACGGTGGGATTTTTCCCACTTATCACATTCCTCATGAGCAAGTTGCTGCCTGACGTCGAGCGGTTCCTCGCCGACAAGAAGCTCGCCCCGACGCGCTTCGGAGAAGATGCGCTCGGCGACCGTCATTTCGTGCGCCAGTTGCGCGAAGGGCGGCGGGTCTGGCCCGAAACCGAGGCCAAGGTCCGCGCCTTCATGACCTCATACCGGCCGACCGAACGGAAGGAGGCCGCATAGATGGCGAGGATCATGGGCCCGTTGACGGTAACGGTCGGAGCGCCGGGCGCTTCCATTTCGATCGCCAGTGTCGCGGGCGTTCTGGAGGGCCGGCCCGGCCTAGCGGAACGCCTTTGCGAGCGCGGCTTTCGCAGCCTCATATTGTGCGAGGATCTCGGCGGCCTGTTCCGGTGTGAATCCGTCAGCAACCCCGCAGCCGGGGCAGGTGAACTGCATGGTCTCCGGGTCGTGCCCGACAAGCGATATCTCGAATTCGTGTCCGCAATCGTGGCGGATGGGGATGCGTACGTCTCCGGCACTAGCCATGGCTGGCCTATCCTTTCGCTGGGTGGTGGTACGTCCAGCGTAACCGATGCCGGGGGCGAAACAACCGCTCCCGGCAAAGGCGATATCTCCATTTCGGAGGCAATCGCATGATCAAACCGCATCGCAATTTCGTGGCGGTGGTCAGCGGGCGCCCGCGCCGGCTGGTCGAGCCGCTGCACTTCTACAAGATCGAGCGCCACGGCGGGCGCTGCGTCGCCGTGCCCGGCATCGTCGAGGACGATTTCGGCACCGCCGCCGACCCGCGCCGGGCGCTCGCCACCGATCGCCGGTTCGTCTCGACGAACGACGATCGCGGGCATGCGGGGAGGGCCGCCTGATGGTTTGTGTTCCATATCGCGTGTGTAGCGCGGAGGTGCGCGCGTGATCCCGTTCGCCGAGAGCCAGATCGCGCGGGAAACCGTGCATCGCCAGCAGCAGATGTTCGCCATGTTCGTCGGGCCGGGCCTGCACGTCACCCGCGCCGCCTTGGCCGCCGCCTCGGGCGTGCCGGCCTCGACGCTGCGCGACCTCGCGGCCGGGTCGGCGATCACGGTCGCCCAGCTGATGGCGCTGCGCCGGTTCCTGCCGCCCGAGGCGATCAACATGATCACCGAGCCCGGCGGCGCGCACGTCATCGACACCGAGGCGGATGCGACCTGCTGGGACGAGGTGGCCGCCGACGCCGCCGCGTTGCTGTCCGACGTGATGGACGCGAAGCGCGACGGTCACATCAACAACGTGGAGGATCGGCGGCTGCGGAAGCGGACCCGGGCCTTCATCGCGAAGAATCAGCACATGGCGGCTGGCGGCTGATCCGCCCTCCGCCGGAGCGGGACTTTCAAGACTGATCGACGCGCGCCGGACCCCGCTTCCGGCGGCGATCAACCACGCCCAGCGCGCGGGGCTTTTCGCGCGCCTGAAGGAGGTTGAACATGGCAATCGAGGAGAAGGGCGGCGCCTCAGCCGAAAAGCTCCGCCTGTTCGTCGAGCGCATCGAGCGGCTCGAAGAAGAGAAGAAGGGCATCGCCGACGACATCAAGGACGTGAAGGCCGAAGCGAAAGGCCAAGGCTTCGACGTCGCGACGATCAACGCGCTGATCAAGCTCCGCAAGTTGAAGCCCGAGAAGCGCCGTGAACAGGAGGCGCTGCTCGACACGTATAAGGCGGCGCTCGGCATGCTGGACGGCACGCCGCTGGGCCGCTGGGCCGTCGAGCGCCTGGAGGGCGAGCACGACGATGATCAGGGGGGAGACGACGCAGCCCCCCCGCCGACCAACTCTGTCCCCGACACCGACGTCGACGGCGCGCGCGAACTCGGCACCGCCGCCGCCAAAGAAGGCAAGCCCGTTACCGCGAACCCGTTCCCCGCCCGCGATATTCGCCGAGCGGCGTGGGACGAGGCTTGGTGCTCCGAACTCGGCACCGACGGCATGGATATCCCGGACGCATGGAAACCCGCGCCGAAGAAGCCCCAGCCCCCGGAAGGTGATGCGTGACGCGGCGAGTCTACGAGATGAAGCCGACTCCGCTCGAAGAGCTGACCGATCCCAGACAGGACCTGGAGAAGCGCTTCGGAAAATATGGGCATGTCGTCATGCCTGAGGAATCCGAGGCGCCGATCCTGACCCCGCTGGTTCGGGCCGCGCTTCACCAGTGGCTGTACGAGATGAACGCCGCGGAGGAGTTGCAGGCGGTCGGCCTCACCCCCCGCAGCCGCGCGATCCTCTCGGGCCCGCCGGGATGCGGCAAGACCACGCTCGCGCACCACATCGCCGCGCGGCTGGGCCTGCCCCTGGTTGTCGTCCAGTCGCAGCAGGTCATCGAAAGCTCGCTCGGCGGCTCCGGCAACAATATCGCCGGGCTGTTCCGCGAGGCCCGGCGGAAGGGCGTCGAGGTCGCACTGTTCTTCGACGAGTTCGACGCGCTCGCGAAAGCCCGCCGGGGCGTCCAGCAGGCCTGCGACGCGGAGCAGAACAACATCACGATCGCCATCCTGCAGGAGATGGATCGCTTCGACGGCCTGTTGTTCGCCGCGACGAACAGCACGGCGGACATCGACGCGGCCGTCTGGCGCCGGTTCCAGATACAGATCGAGATCGGCTTTCCGGGCGCTGATGAGCGGTTCGCCATCGTGAAGCGCTATCTCGCGCCGTTCCTCGCCGACGACGCAGTCGTCTTTGGCTTGAGCGACGCGATGGACGGCGCCTCGCCTGCCCTGATCAAGGAGGCATGCGAAGGCGCCAAGCGGTCGCTGGTGCTCGGCGAGCGGATGGGTCTGGCGAACGACCTGCCCGCGATCATGACCCGATTCGCCGCCAGCGCCGCGCCCGCCGACGACATGCCGGTGCCGCGGCTATGGGCCGAACCCGGCACGGTGCTCGCCGATCTCCGTCCGCTGCCCTGGCCGCCGGAATTGGCGTCATGAGCAGCACGCGGGGCCATGAATATCTGGACGGTGTCCGGGGCCGGTCGATGACGACCAGCACCGGCGCCGCCGGCACGGCGATCAAGGCGCGCATCCAGTGCGGCCAGTGCGCGGCGGCCGACACCGTCTCGCTCCGCCACATCATGACCTCGCGCCACATCGACCTGAAGTTCATCCAGCGCGGCTGGCGCATCCCGCCCCGGCTCTGCCCGACCTGTGCCGCCAAATCCAAGGAGAAGAAGCCCATGGCTTCCAAGCCCTCGGCCGGAGCCGTGAAGGCGACGGCGAAGATGTTCACGCTGCTCAGCCAGCATTTCGACGCCGACAACGGCCGCTATGTCGCCGGCTGGACCGACGGCAAGATCGCCAAGGAAACCGGCATGGCACCCGAGGCGGTGATCGAGTTCCGCCGCGAAGCCTTCGGCGAGATCAAGGAGCCCGCCGAGTTCGCGCTGATCCGCGCCGACATCAACAGCCTGGAAAAGCTGGCGGCCGACAACCACACGGCGATCACCGCCGACATCGCCAAGCTGCGCGGCCAGCTCGCCCAGGCGGTCGGCAAGATGGGCATCCCGGCATGACGGGCCTGTTCAGCGCCTTCGCCGCGCGGCTCGGCATCCAGCCGCCGCCCCCGCCGACGCTCGCCGAGCGGATCAAGGCCGATCACGACCGCGCCCTGGCCGAACGCCGCGCTGCACGCCCGGCCCGGCGTCATGCCGGTGAGGTCGCCCACGCCACCGCCCAGGAGCGCGAGCAGCGGCTGGCGGCCGATCCGATCTGGCAGAACCGCGACGCCTATCTGCGGGGGCGGGCATGAGCGAACGCCCCCACTGCGAGAAGCCTTCAGCCTGTGAGGCCAAGCGGCCCGGCAAGCACTGCCGCATGTGCGCCAATCATGCGATGCATCGAAATCCCGAGATCCAGGCACGCCGCATCGCGAATGCCACCGCCGCATCGCGCACCCCAGAGCAGCGCGCGCTCCGCCGCGCGAATGCCAAGGCGCGTTATGCCGACCCGGCCGCTCGCGCCAAGACTGGCGATGCGATCAGACGGCATCTGGCCGACCCCACAGCCCGCAAGCAGTGGATCGCCCGTGCGATCGCGAACGGCCGCCCCAGCTGGCCCAAGACCCAGACCGCCGAGGCCGCCGCCAAGCGCGCGGCGACTCTGCGCGCCCACCATCTCGCATGGTGCCCCGAGCGCTATTGGGGGCTCAACGCCAAGCTGAAATCGAGCGGCTTCAAACTGGCGGAGCGCAAGGAGATCATCCTCGCCCAGGCCGAGCACGAAGCACCCGAAGCGGTGCAGCAGCGCGAAGCGAGGGAGGTCATCTCCCGAATCACCAATGAGATGCACGCCAAGGCCGCGCGCGAGAAAGCGATGGCATACTGATGCGCCGCGCCTTCGCCCCCTTCATGCCCGGCCGCGGCTGGGCCGATCCCCAGCCGGCCAAGGCGAAGCGCAAGCGCCCGGTGCAGATGACCGCCGCGCGGCCTGCACCGCCGGCCGAGGTCGTCGAGAAAGCCCTGATCGAGCTGGGCGCCCCAACCGGGCAGCGCATCATCTGCGACTATCCGCCGAACGCGCTCAGCCCGAACAAGGTGGTTCATTGGGGCAAGCGCAGCCGGGCCCGTGCCCGATATCGGCGGGACTGCTTCGCGCTCGCGCTCGCCAGCAAGGTCGTCGCCCCGCCCAAGGGCGTGATCCGCGTGCGGCTGGACCTGTTCCCGCCCGCCCGCGACCGTCGCGACGACGACAACGCCGAGGCCAGCTTCAAGGCCGGCCGGGACGGCATCGCGGACGCACTGCGCGTCGACGACAGCCGGTTCCGGGTCGAGCGCCATCTGCACCGCCAGCCGCTGGGCTGCGTCGTGTTCACCATCATCGAGGGAGAGGGCGAATGAGCCGGATCGAGCATATCGGCGCGGCGACGCTGCACCTCGGCAACTGCCTGGAGGTGATGGCGTTGCTGCAGCCGGTCGACCACATCATCGGCGATCCGCCCTACGAGGCCAGCCTGCACGCCGCCAAGGCACACGCGTCGAACCTGCGCAAGGATAGCGGCCCGGAGCTGAAGGAGATCGACTTCAGCGCGATCGATCCTATTCGCGCGGAGTTCGTCGAGAGGGCCAGCCCCATCTGCCGCGGCTGGTTCATCGCGTTCTGCACGGTCGAGGGCGCTCGCCCGTGGGCGGATTGCATCAACACGTCGTCGATGAAGTACAAGCGAGCCTGCGTCTGGATCAAGCCCGACAGCACGCCGCAGCTCAACGGTCAGTGTCCGGCGCAGGGGGCAGAGATCTTCGTCGCCGCCTGGGCCGGCGCGGGCCATTCGCGCTGGAATGCCGGCGGGAAGCGCGGCGTCTATACCCATCTCGTCAACAACCCGGAGCGGCACGGCGAGCACCCGACCGAGAAGCCGCGACGCCTGATGTCCGAGATCGTCGCCGACTTCACCAGGCCGGGCGAGGTCATCCTCGACCCGTTCATGGGCTCGGGCACGACCGGCGTCGCCGCCGTCATGGCCGGGCGGCGCTTCGTCGGCATCGAGATGAACGAGCGGTACTTCGACATCGCCTGCAAGCGCATCGAGGACGCGCAGCGGCAGGGCGATATGTTCGCCGAGGTGGCGGCGTGAGCATCCGCATCATGACCGCCGTCTGGGACACCCAGCTCCCCGACAGCGAGAAGATCGTGCTTCTCGCGTTGGCCGACTGCGCCAATGACGAGGGCCTGTGCTGGCCGTCGATGGCGACGCTGACGGCGAAGTGCAGCAAGTCCGACCGCACCATCCAGGCGGCGATCAAGTCGCTTGCCGCGGCTGGACATCTGACGCGCGAGGAGCGGCCGGGCAAGGGTTGCCGCTACACCATCCACCCCCGAAGGGACTTCGTCCCCGAAAGGACTTCGCCCCCGAAGCCGCTTCGCCCCGAAGGGACTTCACCCCCGAAGGGAACGACGCCGACCCCCGAAGCCGCTTCGGACAAACCGTCAAGAACCATCACTTCTCCCCCCGTCAGGGCTAAAGCCCTGCCGACCCCCGCCGGGGGTTCGGGCCCGGCTGGTGATGATCTCGGCGAAGGGAAGGAGCCCAAGGCGGCCAAGCCCCGGAAGCGCGCCGTCGGCTCCCGCCTGTCGGAGGACTGGCAGGCGCCGGCCGTCGCCGACCTGCCGCTGGAGGTGCAGGCCGTCGTCGGGCTGTGGCCGGCCGGCGCCTACGAGCTGACCGCGATCATGTTCCGCAACCACTGGCTCGCCGAGGGCCGGGCGATCGGGGCCAAGCGGGATTGGGCGCGGACCTGGCACAACTGGCTGCTGCGCGAGAACATGACGATCCTGCGGGCCGTGAAGGCCGGGCAGCGGTTCGACGCCACCGCGCCCGCCGTCGCCACGCGTCCCGCGCCCGCCGAGAGCGCCGCCGCCGCCGATGTGCTGGCGCAGAAGGTGAGCGAGACCGAGCAGGTTCGGCGAATCCGCCGGCTCGTCCGCCTCCGCATGGGCCCGGCGCCCTATGATAGCTGGCTGAAGGTGTCGGCGATCGAGATCAGGCGCGGCGAGTTGCGCGTCACCAGCCCGACCACGTTCCAGGCCAGTTGGGTTGAGCAGCACTTCGCGCTGCCGCTGCGCGAGGCGGCGCAGGAGGTGCTGGGCGAGGAACTGCGCGTGCGGGTCGGTGTGGCGCGGCCGGGCGAATCGAAAGCGGCGTGAGCGAGCGAGGGAAGAGCATGAACGACAACACCACCATTCCGCCCATCGCGCCGACCGGACGCTGGTGCATCCTGCGGACGTCGCCGGGCCGCACGCTCGGGCTCGCGACGGCGCTGTCGGCAGCGGGGTTCACTGCCTGGACGCCCCGGCAGACCCAGACGCGCCGTCGGCCGCGCAGCAAGATCACGTTCGAGGTGGAAGTGGCGATCGCACCCACGTTCGTCTTCGTCCGCGCCGAGCATGTGCGGGACCTCGCCGCCGCCGAGGCCGCGCTGGTCAATCCGTTCCCGGCCTTCTCCATCTTCCGTCACGGCGGACGCATTCCGCTGATCGCCGACGGCGAGGTCGAGGGGTTGCGGAGGGAGGAGGAACGCAATCGCGAGATATGGGAGCGCGCCCAGGAGCGCGCGCGCCTCAAGGCCGAGCGCACCAAGCGCAAGCGCAAGCGCCTGGTGCTGGGGCAGCGGGTGCGGTTCGGTGAGGAGGGCGCCTTCGCCGGCCTGTCCGGCACGGTCGAGAAGGGCGGCGACCGGTTCGTGCTGGGTGCGTTTGGCCAGGGGTTCCGAATGAAGATTGCCACTTGGCTGCTGAGCGCGGATGACGTAGAACAAACGCAGCCCAACCTGGGCGCCGCTGCCTGAGCAGCCGGGAGCTAATCGGACAGGTCCTCGTAGACCGCCCTCCCAATCACCGCCTGGGGCGCGATGGCGTGCTCGGGCGGACGTCCGAAGGTTGCCCAGGTTTTCAGTCTCATGGAGGCTCCCATGATCTCGGCGGGTAATGCCGCCACATCTCATACCGAGAGGCGTCGATGACCGGACCTGCCATCTGGGGCGGCAAGGTCGGAGCCTGCAGCATGCCGGAGAGGGCCTGGGCTTCGTGTCCCATCCACCCAGCGTCCGGAGCCCGCCGCCAGATAGCGCGGGCAAGCCGCCGTCCCTGCGATGTCAGAGCCCAGGCATAGCTTGGCTCCGCCGCCCATCGCAGGGACGGCACCTATCGAGCTTCCGCAAGCCGATGCATCGGCCCATGGACCCCGAGTAGCTCAGGAAGGCTGCAGCCGTAGAGCGCCCGACTTCGAGCGCGGGAGGACGCCGGGTGGAAGTCCCGGCCTCGGGAGCGGTTCCAAGGAGTCCCCATGATCGAGATCGTCATTGCACTCTCGCTGTTCGGCATTGGTCGCGAGCTGCGCCTGATCCGCAAGCGCCTAGGCGGCACGCTCGCCTTCTGGCCGTGGAACGATAGCTGACGGTCTATGGGTCGACTCAAGTGCGCCCCTCCGCTGCTCCGTTCCGCCCCGCCGATGCTCGCATCCGCCCCGGTCGACGCGCCAGGCCGCGAGCGCGAACGCAACAGCTTCAACCCGCTGCGGGCCCTGTACAACACCGCGCGATGGAAGAAGCTGCGGATGGCGACGTTCGTCCGCGACAATTTCACCTGCCAGATGTGCGGACGGCTCGAAGGCAACACGTCTCTCCTGGTCGCTGATCACCGACGCCCCCATCGCGGCGACCTCATGCTGTTCTGGGACGACAGCAACCTTCAGACCCTGTGCGCCTCGCCCTGTCACTCGAAGCACAAGCAGCGCATCGAACAGTCCGCCGACCTTCGTTGACCCCCCCCGGGGGGGGTAAAAACCCAGGCGGGCCCGTCGCCCTGTACCGCCCCTCGCCCCACGCGTGAAAAATTTCCTGGTGGGTGATCGGGGGTGCGAACTTTCGCCGGGAGGCGATACTTGATGGCAAAGCGCCTCGATATTGACGCTTGGCAGCGTATCGAACTCGAATATTGTGCCGGCGAAGATTCCATTCGGGAAATAGCTGACCGATACGAGATTTCGGACACGGCTATTCGGAAGCGCGCGAAAGCCGATGGCTGGGTTCGCAAGGTTCGCACCCCGGAAAAGTGCGAACCTGTGCGCTCGCCACCTCCGCCGGCGCCGATCGACCCGGAAAAGCCGGTCGACATCGCCACGATCGCCGATGGCGGGCGCGGCCTGGTTCACCGGATGCTCGACGAGCTGGACGTTATCACCAGCCGCCGCGGCGAGCTGGAAGACATGATCATCGAGGCAACCGACGGCGACGATGAGGAAGCGCGCCGGGATTCGATGATGCGGGCGGTCAGCCTGCCGAGCCGCGCGAACACGATGAAGACGCTGGCGCTGGCGCTGAAGACCTTGAACGAGGCCGCCGCGCCCCAGGGCAAGAAGGCCGCACAGCAGGAGCGCGCGAACGAGATCGCGAACCGCTTTCGGGGCGTCGGTCCGCCGCAACTCAAGGCGGTGAAGTAAGGTGCCAACGTGGTCCACGGCTTGCCCCGACTGGAAGGAGCGGATCCGGGGCCGCCGATCGCTGATCCCGTTCGATCCGCTGTTCCCCGATGTGGCCGAGGCCAAGATGGCCCTGTTCACCTCGCTGCGGCTGATGGACGTGACGGGACAGCCGACCATCGGCGAGGCGTGCGACAAGTGGCTGCTCGACTTCGTCGCCACGATCTTCGGGGCCTATGACCCGGAGACCGGGCATCAGCTGATCCGCGAGTTTCTCCTGCTGATCAGCAAGAAGAACACGAAATCGACGTTGGCCGCCGGGATCATGCTCACCGAACTGGTGCTCGGCTGGCGGCACGAAGACGAAAACCTGATCCTGGCGCCGACCAAGGAGGTCGCGGACAACAGTTTCAAGCCTGCCGCGGCGATGATCCGGGCCGACGAAGAGTTGGACGCGCTCCTCCATATCCAGGATTATACACGGCTCATCACGCACCGAACGACCAAGGCCATCCTGAAGGTGGTGGCGGCCGACACCTCGACGGTGTCGGGCAAGAAGGCCAGTCGGGTGCTGGTCGACGAGCTATGGCTGTTCGGCAAGAGCGCCAAAGCGCCCGCCATGTTGAAGGAGGCGACGGGCGGGCAGGTTTCGCGCCCCGAAGGCTACACGCTGTTCCTGACGACGCAGTCGGACGAGCCGCCGCAAGGCATTTTCAAGACGAAGCTCGCCGAGTACCGGAATATCCGAGACGGTAAGGTGGTCGCGCCGCACAAGCTGCCGGTGCTGTACGAGTTCCCCGAAGAGATGCTGAAGGCCCAGGAGCATCTCAAGCCGGAAAACTTCTACGTCACCAACCCGAACATCGGGCGGTCGGTCAGCCAGGAATGGCTCGAGGAGCAGTTCGACGAGGCCCAACAGGCCGACATGGCCGACCGCCAGGTGTTTTACGCCAAGCACCTCAACGTGCAGATCGGCGTCGGCCTGCTCCATGATGCCTGGGCCGGTGCGCAATATTGGAAGCGGGCCACGGCGCCCAAGGAGCTTTGGGACGGCTCCATCGCGCAGTTCATCGAACTGGTCGAGGTTGCTACCGCCGGCATCGACGGCGGCGGCCTGGACGATCTTCTCGGGCTGAACCTGCTCGGGCGGCTCCGGGACGACCCGCGCATCTGGTTGTCGTGGTCGCATGCCTGGGCGCAGCCGGACGTGTGGGAGCGCCGGAAGGATATCGTCTCGGCGCTCGATGGCTTCATCGCCAATGGCGACCTGACGAAGTGCAAGGAACCGAACGACGATATCGACGGGGTCTGCGCCATCCTCTCGCAGGTGCTCGAAGCGGGGCTGTTCCCCGACGAATATGCGGTCGGCCTCGATCCGATGGGTGTCGCCGCGCTGATCGACGCCCTTGCGGCGGCAGGGTTCACCGCGGCCCAGCTCAGCGCGGTTGCGCAAGGATTCCGACTCAACGGGGCCGTTGTCGGCAGCGAGCGCAAGTTGAAGGACAAGACGATTCTGCATGCCGACCAGCCCCTGATGGACTGGTGCGCCGGCAATGCGAAGGCGGAGCAGCGCGGGAACGCGGTCGTCATCACGAAGCAGATCGCCGGCAAGGCGAAGATCGACCCGCTGATCGCGTTCTTCAACGCGGTGATGTTCATGTCGCGCAACCCGGTGGCCAAGGGCCCCTCGGTCTACAAGTCCCGCGGCCTGCTGATTGTCTGAAGGAGGCCCCATGCGAGCTGTCATGTCCTCCCAGCAGTATATGCGGAACGGGATCAGCGGGACGACGTCGCGCCCGACGATCACCGCCGATCGCCCCGCGCCGGAGGAGGTGACCGAAAGCCCGTTCACCGATGGCCGGTTCTGGGGCGACGAGTTCTTCGGGTTCCAACCGCTCCGGGTCGCGACCGCCGAGCAGGCCGCGAAGAACGCCGCCGTCAATTTCTGCTGCTCGACGATTGCGGAGGTAGTCGGGAGCCTGCCGCTCGAAATCTACGAGGGTGATACTCTCGCCGAAGGTTTCGATCTTGGCGAGGTGCTGGCCTATGCGCCGAACCCACTGCAGGTCGGCGCCGAGTTCTGGTCGGCTATGGCCTTCTCGAATGCGTTGCGCGGCTGGGCCTTCGCGGAGCCGGTGATGATGACGTCGGGCCTCGCGCTCTGGCCGCTATCTCCGGTCCGCACCGTCCCGGAATGGGGCGAGCGGTCGCTCCGGGTGCGTTACACACCCGAAAACGGCGTCAGTCGGGTGCTGGGCCCGGCGGACCTGTTCTGGTTCACCAATAACGCCGATGGCGCCGTCGAGCCCATGGCGCCCTGGAAAATGGCGAAGGGCACCATCGACTTCGCGCTCGCGGCGGAAAATCATGGGCGCACGTCGTTCCAGAACGGCAACCGTCCCGGCGGCACCCTGGAAAGCGATCAGGTGCTCGGTGACGAGGTCATTGAGCGCCTCAAAGCCAGCATGCGCGCATGGCGCAACGGGCAGAATGCCGTTCTTGAGCAGGGGCTGAAATATAATCCGGTCCAGTCGAGCAACCGGGAAAGCACTCTGCTTGAGCTGATCGAGATGCTGGTCATCCAGCTGTCGCGCTATTGGCGGATTCCGCTGTCGCTGATTTCCCCCGCGCTCGCCGGAAAGGCGCAGTCCGAACAGCAGTCGGCCGATTTCGTCAAATATGTGATCCGCCCGCTCACGCGCCGTATCGAACAGGCGATAACGGCCCGCCTGTTCACGCCGGACATGCGTCGTCGCGGTCTGCGGGCGAAGTTCAACCTCGATGCCCTGCTGCGCGGTGACAGTTCGACCCAGGCCAAGAACGCGGTGCTCTACCGCACGGCCAGCACGCATTCGGTCAACGAGATCCGCACGCGGGTCTTCGGCCTGCCCGAGATCAACGAAGATTGGGCGAAAGACGCGCGGACGCCGCTCAACAGCAACCGCGCGGCCGACACGACAACGGGCGGCGACACCGCGCCGCAGGACAATGTGGGAACGGAAAATGATTGAAGCGATCGGCGCCCGCACCCTGTGGGCCATGCATCCTGATGCGCTGTGCGACCTGCTCGCGCAGCTGACCATCACAGCCAAGTTGCCCGATTCCGTGAAGGCGCTCGCCACGATGATGGGTGGAGCCAAGGACGCGAAGGCGCCGGCGGACCCGATCCGGGACGGCTCGACGCTGGTCGTCCCGGTGCAGGGCCCGACCTCGCCCAAGGGCAGCTATGGCGGCACGTCGACCGAACGCCTGACCCAGATCGTACTGGAGGCCGGGGACGACCCGAAGATCGGCGCCATTGTCCTGCCGATCATGAGCCCGGGCGGCCTCGTTTTCGGCAACGCCGAGGTCGGCGACGCGATCTATTCCGTCCGAGCGAAGAAGCCGATCATCGGCGTTGCCAGCCCCTATGCCTTCTCGGCCGCCCACTGGATCGGAACCCAGTGCTCGGCCTTCTTCGCGAGCACCAGCGGCGAGGTGGGCTCGGTCGGCGTCCGAGGCGGCCATGTCGATATCAGCGGATTCGAGGACAAGATCGGGATGAAGACGACGCTCATCGCCTCGTCGCCCGAGAAGATCGCGGGGCATCCCTATGGCCCGCTGTCCGAAGAGGATCGCGCGGAGATGCAGGCCGACATTGACGCCTGCAACCAGACCTTCGTCGCCGCGATCGCGCGGGGTCGCGGCATTCCCGCCGCCGACGTGCCGAAGATCCACGGCGAGGGCCGGACCTTCTCGGCCGCGAAGGCCGCGCAGCTCGGCATCACCGACGGGGTCATGACGCTGCGCGACATCATCGCGAAGTACGGCTCGAGCCGCAACCGCCTGGGGCTGATGCGCCGCCGGGCCGAAATCCAGGGGATGGCCGCCGCCATCTGATCGAGATCCGCGCGAGCGGGTGCTGGGGTCGCCGGCTGGCGGCCCCTTCTTGTTGGGCGAACGCGCCCGTCACTGGCCACAATGAGGAGATTATCCATGAACCTGGCCGTTCTGAAGAACGAGGCGCGTGAGACTGCGAAGCGCCTGGAAGACCGTCTCAACACCGCGATCAACGACAATCGCGACCTGACCGCCGAGGAGGAGGCTGCTCAGACCGCCGACGAGGCGACCCTGAAGCGCCAGACCGCGCACATCTCCCGCATGGAGGCTATCAACTCCGACATCGCGAAGATCGGCGCCGACCCGGCCCCGCCGCCCGAGGGCACGCTGACCGTTCCGGCGCAGCCCATCGCACACGGCCCGGTGTCGTATCGGCATAACGGCCTGATCTACGCGACGCCCCGCGCGCGCCTCGACGACGGCGGCTTCAAGAGTCTCGCCGAGTTCGCCCAGGCGGTCCGCTTCGCCAATCCGGCGGCCGGCGGCGCCTATCGGGTCGACGATCGCCTCGCCGCCCCGGCCAATACCCAGATGGAAACCGGCGATGCCGCCGGCAGCTATCTGGTGCCGGCGGAATATCGGCAGCAGATCATCGACCTGACCTTCGCGGGCGACGATCCGATGATGAACTTCATCGTCGCCGATCCGACCAGCTCGAACCGCGTCATCGGTCTCGGCGACGATGCGACCCCTTGGGGCACGTCGGGTGTGCGCGCCTTCTGGCGGGTCGAGGCGGATCAGATGACCGCCACCAAGATGTCGCTGACCCCGCGCGAGACGAACCTCAACGAGATCTACGTCTTCGTGAACGCGACCGAGGAGCTGCTCGAGGACGCCCCGCGCGTCGGCACCCTGCTGACGGCCAAGTCGTCCGGCGCGCTGCGCTGGAAGCTGTCCGACGCGTGGATGTGGGGCGACGGTGTCGCCAAGCCTCTCGGCTGGATGGAGTCGCTGGCCCTGATCAGCGTAGCGAAGGAGGGCGGCCAGGCGGCCGACTCGATCGTGCGCCAGAACGTCGCCAAGATGTTCGCGCGCATGATCAATCCGACGCAGGCGAGCTGGCTGGCGAACGGCGACATCATGCCGGCGATCATGGAGTTGAAGAACGAGGCCAATCAGCCGGTCTGGTTCCCCAACTACCAGGTCGCGCCCGGCGGCATCCTGCTCGGCCGGCCGGTGCTGTTCACCGAGCACTGCGAGACCCTGGGCGACCTGGGTGACCTCCAGTTCGTCAACCCGCATGGCTATGAGGCGTTCCGGAAGCAGAGCGTGCAGTTCGCGGAGTCGATCCACCTCTATTTCGACTACAATATCCGTGCCTTCCGCTGGGTCTTCCGGGCCGGCGGCCAGCCCGTCCTGCAGAAGCCGGTCGAGCCCGCGCGCGGCGCCAACACGAAGTCGCACTTCGTGGCGCTGGCAGAGCGCGCCTGAGCCCCACTGCTCAACCAAGGATGACATCGGCCCGTCGGTAGTCCCGGCGGGCCTTTCCCACAGGAGTTCGAAACATGAACGCCAATCTCAATGCTTCGGCGGTCGTCGCGGTCCTGGCGGCGATCGACCCCGCCAGCCAGGCGGCGGGCACCGTCACCACTGGCTGGATCGACATGCAGGACTGGTTCCGCATCATGGCAGTGCTGCAGGTCGGCGCGCTCGGCGCCGCGGCAACCGTCGACGCCAAGTTCGTCCAGGCGAAGGACGGCTCCGGCGGCAGCGCCAAGGATGTCCCCGGCACGGCGATCACCCAACTGACCAAGGCGGGGACCGACGACAACAAGCAGGTCGTCATCAACCTGCGGCCCGAGGATCTCGATTTCAACAACGGCTATCGGTACGTCCGGCTGTCGCTCACGGTCGCCACCGCGGCGTCCCTGATCTCCGCCCTCGTCCTCGGCCTCGATGCCCGTTACGGCGCTGCCAACATGAGCGATGCCACGACGGTCGACGAAATCGTCAACTGAGGAGGACCGATCATGGCGATCAAGTTCCTCCAGGACTATGAGACCAAGGCCATCCCGCCCGAGGCTTTCACCCTCGGGCAGGTGGTCGAGGATCGCGACGCGGCCTCCGAGGCCCATTTCGTCAACCGGGGCTATGCCGCCTATCTGGTCAAGGGCAAGCTGATCGACCGCTTCGGCAAGGAGGTTGAGCAGCCCCGGTCCGCAGACGATGCGACCGACGAGGGTGAGGGGGGCGACGATCTCGACTATGAGCGGGACAACCTCGGCGACCTCGACGTCTCCAAGGCCACCAAGGCCCAACTGCTTGCCATCGCCAAGCATGAGGAAGTCGAGCTGCCGAAAGGCGACGCGACCAGCGTGAAGGATCTCCGCGAGGCGATCCTGGCGAAGCGCGCGGCGTAACGCCGCGTCTGCGATGAACCTCCAGTGCCGGCCGGTCCCCACCCGGCCGGCGCCTCCCATTTCTACGAGGTGATCGATGGCCGAACCCGTCTCCCTCGAACTCGCCCGCGCGCATCTGCGTGCTGGTGATGACGAAGATGCCATTATCGAAAGCTGCATCGTCAGCGCGCGCGGCTGGGTCGAAAATTACACCGGCCAGGTGCTCGTGCCGCGACGGGTATCGGAGGCGATCGACCGCTTCACCGACCGTCTGGTCACCTGGCCGATCGCCAGCGTCTATCAGGTGACATATGCCGATGCCGACAGGGCGCGGGTGACGCTGCCGGCCGACGTCTACGACATTGCCGCTGTTCGCCGCCCGGCGCTGCTGACGCTCAAGAGCGGGCAGTCCTGGCCTCGCGTCGCCAGCGGTCCCGGTCAGATCATCGTCGACGTCGACGCCGGCTATGACACCCCGGCGGACATACCCCCCGGAATGGTGCGGGCGATGCTGATGCTGATCGGCGGCTATTATGCAGATCGCGAGACTGGCGGTCTGGCGAGCGAGGTCGAATCGGCGGCCCGTCTGGCCTGCGGGGCCGCCGCGCGCGGGTGGCGACTATGATTATTCGAGCTGGTCGTTTGGACCGGCAGGTTGTCATTCAGCGCCCGGGTGTCTTCGAGAATGACCACGGCGATCAAGTCGAAGGTTTTGCGCCGCTGGCAACTGTCTGGGCGTCTGTGCGGCCCGCCCCTGGAAGCGAGCGCCTGCAGAGCGCTGAAGTGGCGGCAAACGCGCCGATGGTCTTCAGGATTCGCTACTCTCCAACCGTCGCAGATCTGAACCCGAAGGACCGTATTGTCTATTCCGGAAGGATATGGGCCATCGCTTCGGTAATTGAGATCGGGCGTCGCGACGGACTCGAAATCGCCGCGGTCGCGCGGGTTGACTGATGGCCGACATCGTCACGATCAAGGTCGAGGGACTGCGCGAACTGGATGAAGCGCTGAAGGAACTGCCGAAGTCCGCCCGGAAGCCGGTGCTGCGGCGGATCGCACGGAAGGCGCTGATCCCTTTCCTGGCGGCGGTGAAGGCCAAGGCCCCGGTCGACGACCCGGCCGACACGCCGAAGCGGCCAGCAGGGGCTTTGCGCGATAGCTACACCATAGGGAGCACTCTCAACCGCAGTCAGCGCCGAACGGTGAAGCGGGAAGGAAAGTCCGACGTTGAAGTGTACGCAGGCACAAACGACCGCGTCGGTATCCTGCAGGAGTTCGGCACGGTCAATCACGCGGCACGCCCGCACGGGCGCCCTGCCTGGGACGAGACCAAGGACGAGGCCCTGGCGATCGTCCAGACCGAGCTCGGCGGCGAGATCGAGAAGACCGCCGCCCGCGCCGCGAGAAAGGCCGCGCGCCTCGCCATCAAGAATGGAGGCTGACCATGTCGGTCACAGCAGCCCTGCGCGACAGGGCGAAAGGCACCGCCGGCGTCGCTTCGCTCGTCGCTGACCGTGTCTGGCGCGATGAGCGCCTGCAGGGCCGGCCAACGCCCGCGATCACGCTGCAGAAGGTGTCCGACCCTCGCGACTACACCCACGACGGCGAGCAGGCACTTCGCGACACGTTGATCCAGTGGGACGTCTGGGGCGGAAGCCGCGGCGACTGCGACGATGTCGGTGACGCGCTGATCGCGGCGGTCTCCCCAGCGGGTGCGCAGGGCGCGATCGCATTCGAGCAGAGCTTCGTCGAAGCCGACGTCGACACGACCGAACGATCGGAAACCGAGACGATCTACCGCCGCAGGCTCGACATCCGTGTCTGGTGGAAACCGGCTGAATAGGAGGCCAGAATGACGAATGTGAAAATCGGCTATGGCGCGAAGTTCTATATGCAGGCCACGGCCATCGCTACCGCGCTGACCAAGCTGGGTGAGGTCACGAATGTCGGCCTGCCGAACGAGCAGAGCGCCGATGTGGAAGCGACCCATTACGAGAGCCCCGATCGCACCCGCGAATATATCGCTGGGCTGATCGACCCCGGCGAACTGACGATCGAGCTCAACTGGATTCCCGGCGACGCGACGGACGACCTGCTCGTCGCGGCGAAGAGCTCGGGGTCGGTGCTGCTCATGCGGACGGTCGTGCCCGGCGCCCAGCAGTTCACCTATCCCGGCATCGTCAAGGGTATCGAGCGCACCGTGCCGATCGATGATCGCATGACTGCGACGGTGACCATCCGCGTCGCCGGTGCCGTCGTCCAGGAGGAGGCATTCGCCGATCCGACCGAGATCGAGGAGGCCTGATGTCCACCGACGGCACGATCGCCTTTGAGGCGCAGGGCAAGGCGCGCTCGCTCCGGTTCACGGTGAACGCGCTTTGCCTGCTTGAGGACAAGCTCGAAAAGTCGACGCTCGACATCGCGACGGAGCTTCAGTTCAACCCGCGCATTACCACGGTGCGGGCGATGTTCTGGGCCGGCGGCGGAGACCATGACATGACGCTCGGCCAGGTGGGCGAGATGGTTGACGACCTCGGCATCGAGAAGGCGATCGATATCGCACGCCGCGCGTTCGCTGCGGCCTTTCCCGACGAGGACCGAAGCGACCGGAAGGGCAAGGCGCGCCCTCGCAAGGCGGTGGCTGGCTAGACCTGTTCGAGGAATGGTGTGCGGCGGGGTATCCGCCCGACCAGTTCTGGACCCAGACGCCGCGAACCTATTGGCGGGCGATGCGCGGCGGCGCCGAACGCGCCCGCCGCGAGTTGCGCAAGCTGGCGTGGCTCGCATCGCGGACCGGCTGGCTGTCGCAGGTCGACCCGCGAAAACAGCCGTCCATTGACAAACTGACCGGCGAGCAGGGTCGCGCGCCTACCATGAGTTCGGCGGAGATCGTCGGCGTCATGCAGGCATGGGCGGCTGTCACCAAGACGAGGTAGGCGATGGGATCCTTGATCGGCGCGCTGCGCGTCACCCTCGGTCTGGATTCCGCCTCGTTCGAGGAAGGGGCCAAGCGAACCGAGACGCGGGCTTATCTTCTTGGCGAGCGGATCGGTAAGTCGCTGAAGGGTGCCGCGAATAGCATCGGTTCGTTCCGAGCCGCCGTCACAGCCCTCGGCAGCGCCGCCGCCGTGGCTGGACTGGCCACCGTCACCAACAAGGCGCTCGACTATGCCTCGTCGCTCGGTGAAGTGGCGCAGCAGCTCGGCGTCACGACCCGCGACCTGCAGGTCTATCGATATGCAGCGACGCAGGTCGGCGTCAGCCAGGACGAGATGGACAAGGGTCTCGCCAAGCTGACCGTCACGATGGGCAAGGCTCGCGAAGGTGCGCAGCAGCCTGTCGTCGCCTTTCGCGAGCTAAGCGCACTCCTCGGCAAGGATGTGCTGAAAGGCGCGCAGACCGCCGGTGATGCCATCCCCCTCATCGCCGAGGCGCTGTCGAAGGTGCCGGACCCCAGCAAGCGCGCCGCGATCGAGGTCGCGCTGTTCGGAAAGGCCGGCCAGAAGCTCGACACGCTGTTGTCGGGCGGTGCGAAAGGCGTGAACGATCTCGCCCAGCGTGCTCAGGAACTGGGCCTGGTCCTCTCCGACGAGCAGATACAGAATGCCGACGCGACCGCGGATCGGATCGCCGAACTCAGGCAGCAGCTCGAGGCTCGTATCGCCGGCACGGTGTCCGACAACGCGGATTCGATCGTCACCCTCGCCGACGCTCTGGCGAAGCTGACCGGCGAAATACTGAACTTCTTCAAGTCGAACCCCGAGGCGGCGCTGTCGATCATCGGCGGCCTGGCGGGCGCGCGCGTCGCAGGGTTGCCCGGGGCGGCGGCCGGTGTCGTCGCCGGCTACGCGGCCGGGGGCAAGATCGCCGCCGACTCGGCTGATGCCAACATGGACCTGAAGTTCCGTCGCCAGCAGCTCGCGATCGCCCAGAGGGAGTTGCGCGCGCGACAGGATTCCGCCGCCGGCAAGGCCCCGGAAGGGACGATCTTCAACCTGGGTGGCCTCATCACGCTTCGCCGGTCCGATGCGACGCAATCCGGTGCCACGATCGATAGCGCGTCCAAGGAGGTCGCTCGCCAGCAGAAACTTCTTGAGGCCGCCCAGGCAAAGGCGAAGGCGCCGCCGAAGGCCGCGCCAGCGCCGGTGGGCGCCGGTGCCGGCACAGTAGATTCGGAGGAGCGCGCCGCGAAAGCCGCCGCGGCGAAGGCCGAGCGCGAGAAGGCTCGCGCCGCCGCCGAAGCCTATCGTCATGACCGGGCGTACCAAGCCGAGCTGGCGCAGACCCAGCAGGAATATCTGCGGTCGCAGGCAGACCTGACGGTCGACCAGGTCGCCCGTCTCGCGCTGGAGCGCCAGCAGGTCGACGCCGATCAGGCTGCGCGCGAGCAGCAGATCGCGACCGACAAGGATTTGACGGCGGCGCAGAAAGGGGAGCTGACCTCGATCAACGCGAAGATCGCGGCGAACCGGCGCGAACTCCTCGACCGTGAATCCGCGGAGCAGGCCGCCAAGAACAGCCTCGACCTGCTCCGTGCCGACAACGACAACCAGATCGATATCCTCCAGTCACAGGGCGCGCTTGCCCGCACGTCCCGCCAGCGCCGCGATGTCCAGCTGCGCATCCTGGACCTGCAGTTCCAGATGGAGCGGGCAACGCTCGAGGCGGTACTCGCGTCCAAGGAGAGCACGGACACCGAGAAGGCGATCGCCCAGAAGCGCCTCGATATCCTCGCTACGCTGGAGGGGAGCGCGCGCGCGGGCGTGATCCGCGACAATCAGGGGCCATTGGGGGACCTGGTAGACAGCATCCCCCGCACGGCCGACGAGATGAACGAGGCGCTGGAGGGTGTTGCGGCCGGCGGCCTATCCGACATCACCGACGGCCTGGCCGAAGCCGCGGTCGGCATGCGGTCTTTTGGGGACGTGGCGAAGAACGTCATCAACGACATCGCCCTGAGCATCGCCAAGCTTGCGATCAAGCAGGCGATCCTCGGCCCCATCGCCAAGGCGATTGGCGGCGCGATCGGTGGCGGCCTCGGCGGCGGCATGATCAGCGGCGACGATTTCCTGTCCGGGGCGCTTGGAGGCGAGTCGGGCATCGCGTTCGACCCCGATGGGCTGTGGGGGCCCCAGATGGGTCTCGCCGGTGCTCGGGCTGGTGGCGGCAGCGTCATGGCGGGCAAGCGCTATCTGGTCGGCGAGATGGGGCCGGAAGTGTTCGAGCCCGGCCGGAGCGGCCGGATCGTCGCCAATGACGAGATCATGTCGAGTGCGCCCGTCGTCAACCAGACGATCAATTTCGCGGGCGCGGTCGACGTCGCTTCGCGGACGGAGGTCTATCGGCTCGCCGCTGCGACGAAGCAGTCGACGATCGATGCGATGCGGCAGGAAGGGAGGCGGCGCGGCTGATGGCGGACATCGACTGGCCGAAGGATATCGTCCCCTTCCGGGTGGCCTATTATCTACAGCCGCATGTCGGCGGGACCGAAAGTCCGCTCAACCGGCAGACCAAGACCTATCTGCTCAGCGCGCCGCGCTGGGTAGCGCGTTTCACGGTCCGGGGCGGCTATGACGGCGCGCGCGACGCGGCGGCGATGGGCGCCTATGTCGACGCGTTCCTCGACGAGGTCGCAGGGGGCAACCGCATCCTCGCCTATGATTTCCGGCGGCCGACCTGGCGGCGCAAGCCGGTCGGCGCGCCGGTGATCGGCGCGGGTGGGCTGTCGAACCTGGCGGCCGCCAAGGGGGCGAGCAGCATCGTCGTCACCGGCTATTCGCCGAACAGCTACGCTTATGGGCGCGGCGACTATATCGGCGGCGACGGCCGGGCGCACCGTGTGTCGGCCGATGCATGGGCGGGCGACGATGGTCGCGCGACGGTGCATTTCAACCCGCCATTGTCGGCGGCCGTCGGCGCCGGTGCGGCGATCTTCGAACGGGTCACCTCGAAGTTCGTGCTCGCGAATCCAGACGATGCGGGGATGAACGAGACCGAGGTCGGCGACCTTTCGACTTACACGCTCGAACTGGTAGAGGACCTGAGCGACTATGGCGCGTGAGCTGTCAGAGGAGCTTGGCGAGGCCATCGCCGATCGCGTGGTGCGGCCATTCCTGGCGGTGTATATCGGTTTCCCCGATCCGATCTACGGCTGGACGGGAACCGGCATCATCAGCTTCGCCGATCAGGAATGGACCGGCCTCGCTGGGGTCGCCGCGATCGACACGATTGGCGAGACGACGGACGGCTCTGCGACAGGCTTCTCGGTCACCCTGAACGCGATTCCGGCCGAGTTCGCCGACCATGTCTATGACCAGGCGGTGCGCGGCGTGCCGTTCGAGATATATGTCGGCGCGCTCGATGAGACGTTCCAGCAGGTCGTCGGCGCCAAGCTGGCCTGGCGGGGGACGCTTCAGAGCTACAAGATCATCGATGGGGGCGAGACGCTGACCGTGATCGCCGGCGGCGAAAGCCGGATGATCGATCAGCGCCGCCCCACGATCAAGCGGTTCACAGACGAGTACCAGCAACGGAAATATCCGGGCGACAAGTTCTTCGAATATGTGCCCCAGCTCGTCGAAGTGCCGATCCTGTGGGCCAAGGCGTCACAGAACTCACCCCTGTCGAACGCGGGCGCCGGCAGCCTGGTCGACACGCTGATCGGCGGGCGGCTGGGAGGCTTCCATTTCTGATCCGGACTGGCCGCACCATTGCGGAGATATCTGGCGTGCGCATGTGCTTGCCGCAACCGGCCGCGACGTAAGCGACATCATCGGCCCGATGCCGCGTCGGCCGCGAGAGTTCGCAGCAATGATGCGGAGGGTCGGCGTACGCGACCTGTCCGGGGTGGTGAGCGCGGTACACGGCGAAAGTCTGCGAAACCCCCGCTTTGCAAGGCGGGGCGATATCGTCCGCCGCGGCTGGGCGCTTGGCATCTGCCGGGGCGAGCGGGCGGAGTTCTATGGCGGCGTGATGTTGCCGATGCGGGACGTCGACGAAGCTTGGAGGGTCAATCTTTCTTAAGCCCCCTCTCCATCAGCCGCCGAATCGCTTCAGGCCTTGGTGGATTGTCGGGCTCCTGCGCGATCCACTGGTCAAGGCGCTGCAATTGGTCGTCATACAGGCGCACCCCGATCGGAGGGTTGATGCCGGTTTTAGGCCGGCCGCGAGATTTTCGGTTATCGGATATTGACGTCATAATAGTTATCGGTTAACTGAAAAAGCAGAACGGCGCAAGGGACTGGTACTCCCCGCGCCGTTCCTGACCGCAATCATTCCTGAGGGGGAACGATCATGGCTACCGCGAACAATATTCTTTATCTGACGCCATTTCCAGCCGCCGAGCTTCACAAGCCGATGTTTGAGGCCAGCTCCATGCTGGTCAACATTCGGACGATCCTCGACATGATCCAGGAGGTCACCGATCAGGCCGGGGAGGATGTTGGCAAGCCTGCCAGCGACGAGGACTGGCAGCGCGACCGTTTCGACCGGGTTACTCGCCTGACATGGATCGCGATCGAAGAGCTGGCGCGAGTGAGGGATGCGCTCGACCGAGACGAGCGGGCGATTATCGATCACAGCGAGTTGCGCCGTAGCGTCGCGGCGCATCAATAGGCTGTCCCTGACGACCGACGCGCTGCTCTATCACAAGCTGTGGTTCGTTTCCGCGATGATGCGGTCGAACCGACGATCCTCAAGGAGAAAGGCGAGGAAGTGCGCGTGTTGGGGGCGGTACGCGCGCCACGGTGGCCCGTGTCGGCCGGTTTCCGGTAGGCCGTGCGCTTGTGTCCAAATCTTCGCTGAATAGACTGACGTCATGTCCGACCTGCCATAGCAGAGATGGCCGACTCGAATATTCTCACCACGCCCATTGGGCGATGGAAACCGGAGCAGGGATCTCCAGCTCCGTGACGGGCGGAAGGGTTGCGCCGTAGGAAGCTTGCCCTTCCGCCCGCCTGTTCCCAGCGATGGGCGGCGGCTGGTGTGGAAACTGCCGCCCGCTACCGAGAATAAGGAGCATCTGTACATGCCCCGTTTTGACCATAACCCGAACGCTTCCCTCGTCGCCATCGATTTTCAAGGCGACCAGATCATCACGTTCCAGAAAGACGGCGAGCCGCACGTGGCCATGCGCCGCGTTGTCGAGAATATCGGCCTCGCCTGGGCGGTCCAGCAGCGGAAGCTCGCGGAATCGGGTGCGCGCTTCAACTGTCACCATATGGTGACGGTTGCCGCAGACGGGAAAACCCGTGAAGTTGTGGCCATGCCCGTCTCCAAGCTCCCGCTCTGGCTGGCGTCGATCAACCCGAACAAAATCCCGGACCCCGCCAAGCGGGCCAAGATCGAACTCTATCAGGCAGAGTCGGCCATCGCCCTTCACGACTATTGGACCAAGGGTGTAGCGATTCGCGGGGACATGGACGGCGTAGTCACCTCGATCGACCCGGCGGCGATGAAGGCGCTCGGTGGCATGTTCAAGGCGATCGTCCACAAGGAGATCGCCGCGGTCCTGCCCTCGCTCGTCATGGAGCAGGTTGCTTCCGGGCGCTTCTCGGTGATCGAGGGCGTGAGCGCGCTCGAAGTCGCCGAGCTGGCTGGATACGGCGCCGGCCGCCGACCGCGCGGCGCGACCCAGTTCATCTCCCGGCGGCTGGGGCGATATCACGAAGACCGCGCCGTGCCGGTGCGCCGGTCGCGGCATGGGTCGGGGAAGGTCAGGCTTTTCGACGAGGTCACGGCCCGCAAATGGTTGCGGGAGGGCGGCAGCGCCGAACTCGACCAGTATATGGCGCAGCGCAACGGCCAGGGGCGCCTGCAACTGGTGCGGAAATGAAGCCGGACGACTGCGAGTTCGTCTTCGAAGCGGTCGAGATTCTGCGAGGCCATGATGTCGGCGGTGAGATATGCACTCGTTGGTACTGCAACGTGCACCGCGCCGACGGCAGCCAGATAATCGTGCACGATGCCCCGTATCGCCGGGAGGCGATAATAGGCGCTCTGGAACTGGGTATCCCAATCTACGATCGGTCCTGCCCGTCGTAGGCAGCTCGATGAGCATCTGCGCAAAATTGGGCAGATGTTCGTATGGCGCGAGGGTGTCGTTTCTAGAAACGACACCCCAAAACTGACGGTTCAACAATCGCAACTGAGGGCGGCGTTCGCGCCGCCCTCGCAGGTTCAGAGGTCTAAAGGCAACCGGCTATCCGCTTGCGCCATTTTGGGTGAAGCTTCGGACTCACCGGATGCCGGCGCACTCCCGAACGCGGTTAAGTTTTAACCAAGACCTGATCCGACTACCTTGTGGCCGCCGAGAGATATCAACACGGCCAACAGATGGTGTTGATAGTCCGCCCGCCATCCAAATCAGGATTACATCATCGGGCCGGTCGGGCTGGCGGTAGACCTGTGGAGCGTTGAGTCCCTCCAAATCGAGAAGGCACCGTTCAACAACTTCCATTTGAAGCGGGCTGTCGAAATCCTCCGACGGCTTTCCGTCAAACTTGGATATGGGGCCGGCGCCGATAAGAAATACGGCCGCAAAGGGCAGCAGGTTCAAAATCTTCTGTGACATTCCATCATCCTCTAGCCGCTCTTATGCACCAAGGGGTGTCTGAGCGGTAGGCGGGAGTAGCGTAAAGCTCTGTTCTGAAGTAAGAAATTGGGTGTCTAAGCCGTCCCTGCTCCGGGACAGAAATTGCCATAGGCTACACCCGCCATGACCGACGTTACCTCAAGCTCATTTCGATTCCCAGCGGTCCAACGCAAGAAAGTCACGGCTGCCTTCGACGGCGGTCGCATCACGTCGGACGGCGGGGTTCTGCTATTGGCGCAGGCCGAGCGCGAGATGGACATCTGCAGGCAGCTGGCCACCTGCATCGCCGATCGGCGCGATCCTTCGCGGGTGGTCCACAAGCTGGATGACATCCTGCGGGCTCGGGTTCTGGCGATTGCCTGCGGCTACGAGGACGCCGACGACCTCGACGCCCTGCGTGACGATCCCGGCTTCCGCCTGGCGCTGGGCAAGCTACCGGGTTCGGGCGCGGGCCTTGCCAGCCAACCGACGATGAGCCGCTGGGAAAACGCACCCACCACGCGCGAGCTGGCCCGCATGATGGCCGCGATGGTCGACATCTACTGCGCCAGTTATCCATCCCCGCCCGAGGCGGTGACGCTGGACATCGATGACACCTGCGATGTCGTGCACGGCTACCAGCAGTTATCGTTCTGGAACGGGCATCACGGTGAGCGCTGTTTCCTGCCGATCCACGTCTACGACACGGCAACGGGGCGGCCGGTCGCCATGCTGCTGCGCACCGGCAAGACGCCGAGCGGCGCGGAGGCCGCGGGCCATATCCGTCGCCTGGTGCGGCAGATCCAGAGGCACTGGCCCACGACCCACATCACGATCCGGGGCGACGGCCACTACGGCAGACCCGAGGTCATGAACTTCTGCGAGGCACAGGGCATCGATTATGTCTTCGGCCTGCCCACCAACGCTGTGCTGCGCGCCGATCCACAGATCGTGAAGATTGCCGATGCCTGCGCGGTCAAGCGGGCCGAGGAACAGCACGTGGTCCTGCGAAATTATGCCCAGACCCGCTACGGGGCGAAAAGCTGGAAATGCCAGCGCCGTGTCGTCGCCCGGATCGAGGCCAGCACGCTCGGCATGGATATCCGCTACGTCGTCACCTCGCTCGAGCAGGGCTCGGCCGAGCACATCTACGACACACTCTACTGCGCCCGCGGCCAGGCCGAAAACCTCATCAAGTTGCACAAGGCCCAGCTCGCCAGCGATCGCACGTCATGCCGATCAGCCAACGCCAATCAGATGCGGCTGATCCTGCACACCGCCGCATTCTGGCTGATGTGGCGCATCCAGCAGGCCATCCCCAAGGCAGCCGCGCTTGCCAACGCTGAGTTCGCGACCCTGCGCCTGCGGCTCCTCAAAGTCGCCGCACGCGTCATCGAGACCGCCTCCCGCATCCGGGTCGCCTTCGCTTCCGCCTGTCCCGACGCCGCCCTGTTCCGGATCATCGCCGCCGCCCTCAGGCCCGCCCCGACATAGCCAGTGCGGCCGTGCCGCTGAACGTCCGAGCCCCTCCATCAAACCCGCAAGCCTCTCGATCCCACGCGATGAAATAGACGCAGCGGAGGCACTCGGCCTGCTCAAACGCCCGCTGCCGCCAACGATTGATCTTCCCCAAGAACAACATCGTCACGAATAAGAGCGGCTAGTCTCGTCATTAGCAGGAAAACCCAATGGGCAAAGCTTTGAAGTTCGTGGCGGCGATCGCCATCGCCGCTGCGGTCGCATGGGCCGCACCAGCACTAGCGCCAGGCCTCTTAGGCGCGCTTGGCGTTACCGCGACAACGACCGCTCTTGCCGTGGCGACAGCCGTGATCGCGACGACGCTGACGCTGACCGCGGGCATGGTGATGATGGCGCTCGCGGGCAAACCATCGACCGGCCGCCCGGCGCCGATCAACTTCCGCCAGTCGGTGGCGAACAGCTTCATCATCATCGGCAAGCGCCGGGTGGGCGGACTCATGGTATTCTTCCATCCGAGAAAGATCCTCAGCACGCACTATCGCTACTTCGTGTTCGCCGCGGCCGGGCATCGCTGCACGGGCGTGCTGCGCTGGTGGCTCAACGACGAGATCGTGACCGTGAACCCTGTGACCGGCGCGGTGACCAGCGGCACCTATGCCGGCAAGGCCTGGCTCTGGTTCGAGCGCGGCGAATATGATTGCGCCGCCTTCGCCACCTTCGTCGCCGAGTGCGACGGCAAGTGGACCGAGGACCATCGCGGGCGCGGCGTCGCGAAGATCTTCGCCAAGTTCGAGATGAGCAAGGACGTGGTGCAAGCCGGCATGCCGACCATCTCGGCCGAGTGGCAGGGCAGCGACGAGATCGTCGACCCGCGCACCGGCGAGGAGGGCTACACCGATCTCGCCATCCCGGCCTTCTACTGGTGGCTGGCGCTGCCTCGCGAAGAGGGCGGCTTTGGCGCGCCGCCCGAGGAGATCCCCGACGCGGACCTGCTGTCCGCCTGGACCAACGTCTGCGACGAGGATGTCTCCACGCCCGACGGCACCGAGAAGCGCTACACGTTCAATTCGCTGATCGAAACGGGCGCACCGCCCAGCGAGGTGCGGCAGGGCTTCGTGATCGGCTGCGCCGGCCAGTTCGCCTATGTCGAGGGCAAGCATCTGTTGCGGCCGGGCTATTGGAACCCGGTATCGGTGACGTTGAGCGAGAACGACCTGGCCGGGCCGATCGAGCTGCCGACGATGCTCAACGGCGAGGAGGTGGCGACCGAGGTCCAGGCGACGTTCTTCGACCCTGACCAGAACTACCAGGCGCAGCCGGTGCCGACCCGGCGGGTCGAGGCGGCCGACACGCGGCAGATCTCCGTCGACCTGCCGCACAATGACAGCCCGTGGCGGGGCCAGCGGATCACCGAAATCATGCTGCGCCGTGCGCAGTGCGAGAAGCGCTTGACCTGGCCGATGAACATCATGGGGCTGGGCGTCATGGCAATGGACAGCGTCCAGGTCGACACGGCCCGCTATGGCCTGTCGAACTATGCGTGGGTGGTCGATAGCTGGAACATGGGATCGGACTTCTCCGTGCAGCTCGGCCTACGCGAGGAGAATGAGGATATCTACGCGCCGATCACCTATCTGTCGCGGCAGGGCGTGGCGACGCCTGACGCGGCCGAGGTGGTGCCCGACGAAGACGTCGAGACCCTCAAGGAAACGGTGACGACGCAGGGCGTGACGATCACCGATCAGGGCGACACTATCGCCGACCTGCTGGTGCGCGTCGAGGCCCTCGAAAACCCATAAGCCCTTCGCGACGGTATCTCGCCGGGGCTCGATCCCTCCTCAGGATGAGCGGAGACAGAAAAGCATGTCCGGAAGCTATATGCCGCTGTCCGCCGATCGGTGGACGGGGCTGGTGATGTGCATCCGCGTGATCGGGGTCGACCTGAGCGCGGTCGGCGCGGATGCGAAGATGCAGATCCGCAGCGCGGCGAACTTGCCCGACGGCGGCGGGGAGCCGCTGCGGACCTTCGGCCTGGTCGCCGACGCCGATGTCGAGACGGTGCCGGGCCTGAACGTTGCTGGCGTCCATGTCGATGCGGGCGTTCCGACCAGCGTCATCAACCTGCGGACGTTCGACATATCGGACCTGCCCTGGCCTGACGAGCGAGGCGACGACGTGACGCTGGAGCACGACCTGCACGTCAAGGCCGCAGGCGGGGTCTTTCAGCGGGCCGGCTACGGCCCGTTCACCGTGCGCGCAGGCGTGGCCCGGCCGGGCGTGCTGATCACCGAGGGCGGCGACGCCATCCTTGCCGAAGACGGCAGCAACATCATCACGGAGTGAGATCATGAAGAACTGGTTGATGGCCGTCGCGGCGTTTGCCGCGGCGATCGGTGTCGCGTCCCCGGTGTTCGGCGCCGACGTGAAGATTTCGGCGATGCCGGCGGCTTCGACGCTGGGCGGGACGGAGAAGCTGCCGGCGGTGCAGAGCGGCGCGAACGTCGCCGTGACGCCCGACCAGATCGTCACCCGCGCGCGCACCGTGTTTGCCGCCACGCCACTGGCGGTGGCGGGCGGCGGAACCGGGTCGGCCACCGCCTCGGCCGCGCGGACCGCGCTCGGCCTGGCGATCGGGACCGACGTGCAGGCCTATAACGCCAAGCTGGCGGCGCTGGCCGGGCTGACCGGCGCGGCGAACAAGCTGCCCTATTTCACCGGCGCCTCGACGATGGCGGTGACCGACCTCTCGGCCTTCGGCCGGACGCTGATCGACGACGCCGACGCGGCGGCGGCGCGCACCACGCTGGGGCTCGTGATCGGGACCGACGTGCAGGCGCAGGTCGCCTCGTCGACCTGGACCCCCGCGCTGACCTTCGGGGGTGCCGCGACGGGGATGACGGGCACCTTCTCGGGCCGCAAGGTCCAGATCGGGCCGATCGTCTACTTCAGCGCGCGGATCGTGCTGACCGCCAAGGGCAGCGGGACGGGCGCGGCGGCGATCAGCCTGCCCGATACGCCGGTAAACGACGGTGGCGGCCATGGCGCGGTGACGATCGCGGTGACCAACATGACCGGGCTCAGCGCGCGGCCGATCGGCGTCATCGCCGCCGGATCGGCCAGCCTGACGCTGGAGGATTTCGTGTCGAGCGCGCCGGCCGGGCTGACCGATGCCAATTTCAGCGACACGACGACGCTGTCGCTGTCCGGCTTCTTCTTCAAGTCCTGACCGATGGCCGGCTATCTGCGGCTCGACGCCGATCGCTATGTGGTGACGATCATCCGCATCAAGTTCCATGGCGTCGACCTGACGGGCTGGGACCTGATGATGCAGGTGCGGCTCTACCGCGATGCGCCGGGCGCGGCGCTGCGCGAGTTCAAGCTCGGCAGCGGCCTGGTGCTCGAATCGGTCGGGACGCTCGACGGTGCGCCGCTCAGCACCGTGCGGCTGACGGTGCCGGCCAATGTCTTTCCCTATGCCGCCGAACGCTCGGCGGACCTTGCCCTTGCCCATGACCTGCTCGTCCAGCGGCCCGACACTTCGGTGTGGGAGCGCTGGCTGTTCGGGCCTTTCATCATCCTTGCCGGAGTGACGCAAAATGGCTGACGTGATCGCCGAAGTCCTAGGAGAAAATGCCGTCGCGAAGGCGGTCGACGAGGTGCGCGCGCTGGGCGGCACCGCGCAGGCCGCCGCCGAAGCGGCCTCGGCCAGTGCGGACGCCGCCGCAGCGGCGCGCGACGAACTTCAGGACATGAGCCTGAGCCTGCTCGATGTCGTCGAGACGGTGGGGATCACCGCCGCACTGCCGACCGGGTCCAATGCCTCCTTCGGTACCTACACTGTCGGCAATGCGCTGACGGAAACAGGCAAGGGCCTCCGCTACAGCTACAAGGCCAACGGCGCCGGTACGATCAATGTGCAGATCGCCAGCAAGTCGGGCGATACCTTCACGATCGTCGACGAGCGGCTGATCACCGTGACGGGGGCGGGCGAGGGCTCGGCCGAGTTCCTCGACCTCGAATATGCCGCCGGTCAGCATGTCGGCGTCAGGGCGACCCCGGCCGGTGTGCTGACGGCCATCGCCAGCGGCGATCCGGATGGCGGGTTCTTCTACACGACGGCGGCGATCAGCAAGGGCAACAGCTACACCGATGCGACCGCGACGACGAACACGCGGCTCGTCCACCGGTTCGAGCTGCTCAAGCAGGTCGTCACCGGGCCGCGCTTCACGGAGCTGGAGGATGCCGTTGAGGCGTTGACTGGGGACGGGACGCCGGCGGCCTTTCATCTGCACATCGAGTTGGGCGAGAGCCATGGTGCGGGGGCGCAGACCGAGTTGAGCCCGATCGTGATCCCGGCGGGCGCGGGCTATTGTTATCGCCGCGCGACCGAGAGCCTGGGGCATTTGCAGGACCCGACCGGGAACAGCGCGGCGGCTATCGCACCGCCGGGGCTCGGATCGATGTTCGTCGCGTTCGGCCAGCAGATGCTTCGCGAGAGCGCGGGGACGATCGGCGCGATCGTCGTCAACTCGGCCGCAGGCGGAACGACTGCGACCTCGCATTGGGCGAGCGGCGGCAGCGCCTGGCTTCAGGCGGTCACCGATTGGGGGAAGGCCATCGCTGCGGTCCAGGCGGCAGGCCACATCATATCGGGTTGCTCGATCTCGATCATTCTCGGCAGCAATGACGCGACCGCCGACGTGGCGAAGGCAACGTTCAAGGCGGCCGTGCTCGACCTGATCACCCGCGCGCGGACGCTGGTCGGCGCCGGTGCAGATGTGCCGGTTGTGCTGATGCAGACCGGTTCCTTCGCTGACGGCTCGCATGCGACCGCCGTTGCGAACGTCCAGGCCGCGCAGGCCGAGATCGTCCGCGACGAGGCGAATGTCTTCATGGGCTATTCGGCGCGCTACGCCGTCGCACGCGGGCAGATGTGGGACAATGTCCACATGATCCAGGCGTTTAATGATGTGTGCGGCGCGGCGTTGGCGGCGAGCGCCGCGCCGCACGGCGCGGGGCTTCGGCCGGCGGCGCTGGCCTGACCGCACCGACCGCCTGAAGCGTTTCGGCCGTCCCGCGCGGCCCCTTCATCATCGGGAGAACAAGCATGGCTGACGCCGGGGGCGTGCCGCCAGAGGTTGCGCGTGGGTGGATCGGCGCGGCGATCGGGGCGATCGGGACCGGGCTGGGATGGCTGTTCCGGGTGCGCGCGAACCGCAAGCGCCGGCAGGACGAGCGGCGCGACGCCTGGCAGCGCGAGCTGGAGAACTGGCAGAGCCGGATCGATGCGGGGCGGTCCGATTACATCGCCCAGCTCGAACGCCGTCTCGCTGACGTCGAGGCGAAGGAGCGCGAACGCGCGGCCATGGACGAGGCCCGCGACGAGCAGCTTCGTGCGCTGCGCATCTCGTTCGAGCTGGTCTCCGCCGCGCTGCGCAAGATCGACGCCGGCAATCCCGCGCTCGGCCTCGCCGAGCAACTCCTGCGGGCGGCCTTCCCCGTCTCCACCGACATGCCAGCGCCGATGCAGACCGACCTGCGTCGCCTGGGTGCGACAGAAATCTGAGGAGCCTCACGATGATGACCGTCGACAAGTTCGTCGCCGACTATATCCGGCGATGGGAGGGGGACCTGTCGCGCCACCCCAATGATGCCGGCAACTGGAGCACCGGCCAGAAGGGCGTCGGGGTGCTGCTGGGATCGAACTACGGCGTCACCGGCCGCACGCTGGCCGCCTATCGCGGGGTTCGCGTCGAGACGCTGACGATGGCCGACATCGAGCGCCTGCCGTTCGCCGAGGCCTGCGCCATCGCCAAGAAGCTGTTCTATTCCGATGTCGGGCTTGATCGCCTTGCTTGGTCCCGCGTGACCGCTTCGCTGCTCGATTTCGGCTGGGGCGCCGGGCCGGTGGCCGCGATCAAGCGGATGCAGGACCTGCTCGACTGCGCCACCGATGGTGTCATCGGCCGGGGTGGCGAAACCGCGACCGCCTTCGCCAAGCGGCTCGCGCGCGGCGAGGAGTTCCTGGCCGGTGCCTGGTGGGCGATGCGTGAGGAATATTACGAGGATCTCGTCCTTCGCCGGCCGTCGGACGCCATGTACCTGAAGGGCTGGGACAATCGCTCCGACTATTTCACCCCCGGCCATGCCGAGGGTTGGTGGGGGAGGTTCGGCGCATGAGCGGCCACGATCGGCCGTTCCGCTGGACGGTCTGGGTGATTCTGATCGGCGCGCTCGCCATGGGCGCGACGCTAGTCTGGCAGCTCTACGGCCTGACGCCCGCGCGCTGGTGCGTCGTGCCGATCAACGCGGCGAAGATGGCCGGCACGAGGCCTGTCGCGGAGGACTGTACGACGATCGTGCTGCGACTCCTCGATCTCAAGGACCATGCGATCACCGGCCTGCTGATCGTGCTCGGTCTGTCCTTCGTCGCCATGGTCGTGACGCTGCTGGGCGCCCGGATCAACTTCAACGGACCGGGCGGCATCGGCGGCAGTATCGGCGGCAGGGATGAACCATGATTGCGCTACCGCCCAAGGCGCTGTTCGCTGGCGCCGCCGCCATCGCCCTGCTTGCGAGCCATGGCTGCGTCTATGTGAAGGGGCGCGGCGCGGGGGCAGCATCGGTCGAAGCGAAATATGCCAAGGCCGTCGAGAAGGCGAACAGGGCGATGGCCAAGGCGCAGACGCGGATCGACGCGATCGGCGCGGTCGGTGCATCCGTCGCCGTGGCGCAGGATCAGGAAAACAGGAGCATCATCCATGAAACGCTGCGCATCATCGAGCGGCCGGTCTATCGCAATCTGTGCGTCGATGCTGATGGTGTCGGCCTGCTCGACCGTGCCGCCGCCAATGCCAACCGCACCCCGGCTTTCGTCCAACCTGCTGATTGATCCGCCTGAGCTGCCGGCGATGCCGCGCCAGGCCGATGGGACAATGACGGGCGCGCAGTGCCTTGTCGGGCCGCTCGATCTCTATGCGGTGGCTGGGGCGATCCGGCTCCAGCTTGTCACCTTGCAGGCGCAGCTCCGCGAGGAGCGACGGTGAGAACAAGCGGACTTCCCGCATTGTTTCGCCAGCAGCATGTGTGAGCTATATGGTCGTAATGGCTAGAAAGAGGTTCACCTTGCCTGCGGGGCATCAGTTTTTCATACGTGGCCCTTGGCCAGCGCGCCAGCACGGACAAGGGCCGGGGCCGACAAAGAATCGGGCATCCGCCGGCCAATTCCCACAGCTAACAACCCCAACACCCTTTGATGGGCCGATCTTTCGGCTCCTTGAGGAGCGTAAGTATGCGGCTGCATACGTTAGGGGCGGTCGGATAAGAGTCCGCCTAGCCAGCACCTATCTGTCCGACGAAGAAAAAGGGGAGCTAACGAAGGACGAGGTGTTTCAGCTAGCGTCAACCGGGGGAGACCCAGCCAGTCTGATGAATTCCTTGGGTCTTGATCATCCCGGAGTGAGCTTGATCGATTGCGTCTTTAGTGGCCCAGATGCGGGACCGATTGCCGTATCTAAGTTTCATGAGGATGCATATATTCTCTGTTTCACATGTTCTATTACGGATCGCGTTAAAGAAAGAATGGATAAAAAGACCTGCTATATACAGGTATCTGATATTAAGGGCTTTAAGGCAGCCGTCGATCAAGCGATGGGTTATGAGAGCCTGGCTGGACGAGTGCAGTACACGGGCGGGTCGAATAGAGGCCATTTTCTTAAGAGTGTCGCCAGTGATTCTCAGGATGAGTACAGGTTTGTTTGGCCAGTCGAGCGCGCAAGGGAGCACCCTCCTTATATCGAGATCGAACTGCCGCCCGGATTCTCCGGCGAGATCATAGATCTCTGATCGCGGCGTCGCGGTGCTCTGCGCCGTCTATGTGGTGATCGCCGTCAACAACTGGCGTACCGGCTCCTGAGCCGCCATAGGGTGCGTCCAGCATCAGGAGGGGGCGTTGGCAGTCTATCAATTCAAGCGGCGGCGGAAATCGTGGAGGGTCGCCCGGTTCGCGCCGCACGCGGCCATAACAGCGGCGCTCGCCGCGTTCGGCTTTTGGTGGAATGTCTCGGAGACCCGCGCGGATTCGACCAGCGGCTTCGCCTGCACCGCGCCGACTCACCATGACGGCGATGCGATCCGCTGCGGCGGTGCTGGGCGCTCGATGCGCCTCTATGGCATTGACGCCCCCGAAATGCCCGGCGCGTGCCGCCCAGGGCGTCAATGTACGCCCGGCGACCCCTACGCATCCCGCGACCATTTGGCGAGCCTCACGGCCGGTCGCTCGGTGCGCTGCGAACAGGTTGACGCGGACCGCTATGGCCGCTTGGTCGTGCGCTGCACGGCCGGGGGCGCCGACCTGTCCTGTCAGATGGTGCGCGACGGGTTCGCGGTCGAGCGTTACGGTCGGTTGCGCTGCTGATCGTTCTACTGACGGCGGCGCTGATGCAGCTTCTTCATCGCCCAGCCATTGAGCTTCACAAGGCGGGGATGCAGCGGGAGCCGCAGGATCAGGCGATAGAGACGATCCATCACGCCGCCTTGCCCGCACCGGCGAGCGCCGCGCGCGCCGCCTCCGCGATGAAGCCTGATCGATTACGCGAGACGCGGTCGATCGCGGCGACGAGGCGCTCGTCCATGGTGATGTTGATCCGCACTGATCGGCCGGGCTTCTCGCCGCGCACCAGGATACGCGCCGCCTCGTCGACCTCGGGATCGCGCTCCAGTTCGTCCAGATCGGACGGATCGGGCAGCGCCTCGCCTGCCTCGGCGGTCACGATCAGGTGGCCCTCTAGCGCCGCCTCGGCCGCGCGTGCCGCCTCCTGTAGGGTGGCACCCGCCGAAGTGCAGCCCGGCAGGTCCGGGAAGAACACGCTATAGCCTTTGCCAGCGCGCTCCACGATCGCGGGATAATAGACGGTCGCCATTTCTCAACTCCTTCAGCCTGTCCGGGCCGCTTCACCTTGCGGATGGGGTGGGGCTCCTTACCGGAGCCTCACCCCGCTTTGTTTCTCGATGCTCTTCAGCGTTCCTATCGCCATCTCGCTCTTCGGGTGGGGGACCGTCACCGTGCCCGGCTTGGTCGGGTGCCGGAAATGCTTGTGGCTTCCGGTCTGCCGAACCTCGCTCCATCCATCCTTGGCCAGCTTCTTGATTACTTCGCTGCTGCGCAT